AACCACTCCGCAACTGAGTGTAGGCCAATTTTGTCAGCCGTCATTATTAGTGCAGTCATCTGCATTCTCCTTGTCTATGTGTATGTGTGGCGAATAAGGTCTGTCACGTACCCCGGTCTCTTCCGGTGTCACCTTTGTATGGCATAGGATATGCCCTTCATTTTTTCTGAGCTGAAGACGCTCTTAGGAATATTAGTAGAAACCATTAATGGTTAACACTAACATTCTTATTTATACTAATATAATGCATTGCAGCATAAAAATCAACTGTTTTTTGTGCAAGACAGTCATGCTATAAATGCAATAGTACCATAAGAAATAAATATGAATGCAAACGGGCGGAATTCATTTCTGCCCTGCTTTCTTGAATAACAGGGAGGGTCAGGATATGGCTTACTCGAATAAGGTGTTAGACCATTACGAAAATCCACGTAATGTTGGTAAGATGGACACAAACGACCCGACGGTTGGTACCGGAATGGTTGGTGCTCCTGCTTGCGGTGATGTAATGAAACTACAAATCAAAGTAGAAGAAGGAATCATTACAGATGCAAAATTTAAAACATATGGTTGCGGTAGTGCAATAGCGTCAAGTTCGCTTGTAACAGAATGGGTAAAAGGTAGAACTTTGGATCAAGCGTTAGAAATTAAAAATACAGACCTAGCAGAAGAACTTGCTTTACCTCCTGTAAAAATACACTGTTCTGTTCTAGCAGAAGATGCTATTAAAGCAGCAATTGGTGATTATCAGGCAAAATGTAATTGTAAATAATTTTTTATAAAGCTCTTGACATTTGTGCTAATCTATGCAATAATGCATAATATTAAGTTTTACTAATTTAGATACGAAAGGAATAGGCTTGAAAATGAAAATCATTACTGGAAATGCTAATCCTGAATTAGCACAAAGTATAGCAGACCACTGTTTTGCTAAACTTGTTCCGGCTAAAGTTTCTACATTTGCTGACGGTGAAACCAGTGTAGAATTTTTAGAAAATATACGTGGAGAAGATGTATTTGTTATACAATCAACATCAACACCTGTAAATGATAATTTAATGGAACTAATGGTAATGATTGATGCTGCCAAACGTAGTAGTGCTAAACGTATTACAGCAGTTATTCCTTATTTTGGTTATGCAAGACAAGATCGTAAAAGTGCAAGCCGTACTCCTATTACAGCAAAACTAGTTGCTAACCTAATTACAACAGCAGGGGCAGATAGAATTCTTACAATGGATCTTCATGCAGGACAGATACAAGGGTTCTTTGATATTCCTGTAGATGATTTAACAAGCCGTGTTGTATTTGCAAAAGATATTCGACATTCAATTGGATTAGTAGATGACCCTGATGTTGATCAAGCAGGCACAGTATTTGTATCACCTGATGCTGGTGGTGTTGTTCGTGCTAGAAAGTTTGCAGATATGTTCAAAGGTGATATTGCTATTGTTGATAAACGCAGACCAGAAGCAGGCAAATCAGAAGTGATGAATCTTATAGGTAATGTTAAAGATAAACATGCTATCCTAGTAGATGACATTGTAGACTCAGGAGGCACACTTTGTAATGCAGCCAAAGCAATTATGGATGAAGGTGCTCTAAGTGTACGTGCATATATTACACACGGAGTATTATCAGGCGAAGCATGTCAGCGTGTTGAAAAGAGTGTACTAGATGAACTAGTTGTAACAGATAGTATTAGTTACAAGTGTCCTAAGAATGTAAAAAAAGTGCGCCAAGTAACTGTTGGCACACTTTTTGGTGAAGCAATTAGGCGTGTTACAAACGAAGAGTCTGTAAGCAGTTTATTTGATTACTGAGCGTTCTCTTTACCACTTACATACATTTCTAAATAGTTAATATAGTTCACCATGCTATGATCTGAGAAATTGTCAATTTGACCTTTTTTCAATCCCATCCACATGCCACGCATTCTATCTTTGAAACGTTGTATGCCAGTTGGCTTTCTAACATTACCGTAAGCATTTAGATAATGTTCTTCGCCGTTATGTCTGTAACCCATAATCCATAAAGGAACACGAGTAACTATGTCATTGTTATTAACCCAACGATGATGTTTAATACCTAAACTCTCACAATATTTTGGCCAACCAACTCTTGGTGAACCATATGTATAAACTTCTTCCGGATCTCTAATATCCGAATTGTGGAAACAACGACTAGCCATAATAGTTGTCATTGCTGCACCTAAACTGTGTCCACAAAACCAAAGTTTATTATCTTTGTTTACAGTGCGCTGAATATCCTCTAGCACCATTGGCCAAAGTTCATCAACTTCTGCTTTAAATCCTTGGTGTACACGGCTAATAGTTTCAGCTACTACAGGTACAGCTTTTAGGTCTGCACTTATATCATTAAACTGATTAGGCTGTGTGCCGCGACATGCAATTACCATATCTTCTTTGTTTTGAAAACGATATGCTTGCGCACCATCTCTATTATAAAACTCAATTGTGGTAAAATTGCCTAAACTTTTTGCTTGCTTTTTTACTTCCTTGACGTTATCATTATATGCTAGTTGTGATAATTGTGCAAATAATAATGAACGTTCAGGGAACGTCATTTTTGAAATACTCATTACACCCTCCAGTGTTTGTGTGTTGCCCCAATAGCACACTTATTTATAGTTATTCTACGCTAAATACATTAACGGAGTGTTTATAATGAAGAAACGTACTAGAAGTATATTAGACGAGTTAAACAATCTAGATCGTGCTAGGAATAATGACCATCTAATAGAAACAACAGCAAACAATATAATTGAAAGTGCTATCAATTTATTAAATAGAATTGGTAACACATACGACGAATCTACAGCTGGTGAGCTAGAAAGACGTTTTCTAAACAGTATTAGAAGCGGTGATCCACGCAAATTCAAACGTGGCATACAAAAAGTTATAGAGAGCAAACAAAATAATGATATTGAATGAAGGCGGATCAATGCCGGGCGTAGGCCCAATCCATATTAGTGAGATTGAACCTACACTTGATGCACTAGAAAAAGTATTAAAAATAGATCTAAAAAATAATGTTCTTGGCAGTGTTGGCAAGAAAGAGTTTTCAGGCGACATTGATGTAGCACTTGAAATAGATCCAGATAGTATTCCTGCTTTTATTGAAAACCTAAAAAAGACACCTGAGATAATGGACATTGCAAAAAGCAGTGTTATTATGACAAAAGTTAAAATTGTAGACTATGACGCAGAAAAACAAACAACTAAACCAAGAACAGGTTATGTACAGATAGATTTTATGCCAGGTGATCCGGGTTGGATGAAAACTTATTATCATTCACCAAGCGATAAAGAAAGCAAGTACAAAGGTGTATTCCGTAACATCATGATTGCTACTATTGCCGCAGTATATGATCGCAAAGATAGTGAAGAACAAATTGATGATGGTCGTCCTGTAGAAAGTGAACGTTGGATGTGGTCACCTGCAGATGGACTTGTAAGAATTAAACGTACACCAGTTCCAAAAGCGAACGGTGACGGGTATACAAAGAAGAACAAAAACGAAATTATTGATAAACCCTTAAAAAATGCAGATGCTATTGCTAAAGCACTAGGACTAGATGGTGCTAAAGATCTAAACAGTTTTGAAAGTTTATTAGCAGCAGTTGAAAAGAATTATCCTGCAGATATAGCACAAAAAATTAAAGACAATTTTGCCGAAAACGGACAAGTTAAAGACATTGGCGTGCCAGACGAATTAACTAAAACTGAAAGTCTAGCAGATAAACAAATGAAAAGAATATTACAACTATCGGGATATAAAAGACATGAGGTTTAATGAATTTAAAGAAATAAACAAAAAACCTCTAACTGAAGGTGCCCGTATTGAACACCTAGAAGACTTAGTGTTTAGAGAATTACCACCTAGCAAAGGTGCTAACAGAGCATTGCAAAGTCTTATTAATATGGAAAAAGGCGGGCATAAAAACGTTACAGTTAAATGGGACGGATCACCCGCAATTATTTTTGGTCGTGATGAAGACGGAGAGTTTATACTTACAGACAAATCAGGATTTGGAGCAAAAGGATACGATGGTAGAGCAAAGTCAGCAAAAGACTTAGAAGCAATGTTATTAGCTCGTCCAGGAGCAAGCAATCCAGATCCTAAAAAAGCAGAAAACTACAAAGCATTTGCAGGAGCAATGAAAGACTTGTTTGATGTATATGAACGTGCTACACCTAAAGACTATAGAGGATTCTTTAAAGGTGATTTACTGTATAAAAATACACCTGTTGCAGAAGGCGGCGACTATGTGTTTAAACCAAACATTGTTGAATACAGAGTTAAGCAAGACTCAGAACTAGGTAAAAAGATTGGCAAGAGTATAACTGGTATTGTTATACACAGAGAAGTTAATGCAGACGGTGCAGAAGGTCCATTAAAAAATGGAGGCATTTTTGAAGGTGAGGAAGTACTAGTTGTACCTCC